TAACCCCGCAAATGCAGAGCTCGCAGAACTCATCTTCTATGACCGGATGCTGACCGACACCGAAATCGAGGTTGTCGAGGCATACCTCTACCGCAAGTATTTCTATGTGCAGTTATCCGGGACTATCTCCGGCGAGAGCGACGTTCAAGGGGTATTATCCAGGCATATTAAGCTTTCAGGCAGTGTAGAGGCAGAATTAACGGTCGGGGCCGATCTATCTTACGTCTCCGAAATCTGGGGCACTATTTCTGCTGAAAGCACTCTAGAGGCTGATTTAAGACGGAAGATCGGGCTTTCTGTGAGCATAGAAGGCGAGTCAACTGTCGAGGCTGATTTAAGGAGAACCGTAGGGCTCACAGGTGCGGTTGCGGGCAGCTCTGCGCTTGAGGGCGGATTAAGGCGCGAGGTAGGCTTAACCGCATCTCTTCCAGGGCTTTCTACTGTCGGGGCAAGGCTCGGGCGGCACGCCTTCATAGACGGCACCGTGGCGGCTTTATCGGAGCTTGATGCGGCTCTTTCTAAGGGCCTTATGCTGTCGGGGCAGGTTGATGCGCTCTCGGACTTAACTTCGCCGCTTGTCCTCAAGTTCGTTATCGTTGGAGACGTGTACGCTTTATCCCATCTTTCGGCTGCGCTCTCGGGACGGTTCACCTTGATAGGCTCTGTGCCGGCGGTAAGCTCTCTAAGTGCTTTCATCCGTGTTCGGGGGCTCTTCGCTGCGAAACTCACGGGGTCGGTGGTGAGGCGCATCTATCTGGAGGGCGAGGTGGACTTAGATGGCTAGGATAAACCAGAATTTCGAGATGTGGCAGGGCGATACGAAAGAGGTCTTTATCCGTGTCTACGATCCGGAAGATAACTACTACGACATCACCGGGGCCCAGGTGAAGTGGAAAATGAAGATGCAGGTCTTTAACGGGCCGGAGCCCACGCTTGTAAAGGAGACGGGGAACGGCATCACCATCCCTGATCCGCTACGGGGCTTAATCCGTATTCAGATCGATCCAGAGGACACGGAGGCGATGCCCGCCGGATACTACTACCACGAGGCCCAGCTGATAGAAGCCGACGGTGCGGTGAGCGTGATTACTGTCGGCCGTGTTACCTTAAATCCCAGCGTCAACTAAAGGCGGTGATGATATGCCTGCCTGGACTTATTCGGGCGATCCTGATGCCAATCCAAAAGATGCGGTGAGGTTTTACTTAGGAGACACCGATCCGGATGATCCCCAGTTTTACGATCAAGAGGTTCTCTATCTCCTGAAGAAGTTCAACGGCAACGTTCTCCTGGCCGCAGCAGACGGCGCGAGGGCCCTTGCTGGCAAGTATTCGAGGCGTGCAGATAAGGCTGTCGGGGACCTTAGGCTTTCATTCTCCCAGCAGGCACAGCACTACTGGGAGCTCGCAAAGAGGCTTCAGACAGAGGCAGGGAAGAGGGCTGTGCCTTATGCTGGCGGTATCTCAAAGAGCGATAAGAAAACCCAGGAAGAGGATACAGACCGCGTGCGGCCTGCCTTTAAGCGCGGTATGATGCGGAACAAGCGCGCGCCCTCGGTGCAGGAGGATACTTGGCGCAGGGGGTGCTGGTACTGATGGCAACCATTGAGAGGGATTTCCTTGAGCTCATGCACCAGACGATCATCGTGGAGAAGATGATCGGCAGGAACCCCATCGGCGGCGATCCGATCTTCGGGCCGCCTGTTGCCTACCGCGGGCGTGTAGTAGATAAGCAGAGGCTCGTAGTTGATGCCAACGGCCAGGAGCGCGTGGCTACAACAACCGCGTGGTTCTTCGGGGCACCTGACATCACAACGGACGATAGGATCATCCTCCCTGATGGGAGAAGGCCGTTTATCCTAAATATCGCGCATTTCCCTGATGAAAAGGGGATGCACCATGTGCGGGTGGACTTCGCATGAAGATTAGGCTTAAGGTTAGCGGCTTTAGGGAGCTTAAAAAGGCTTTGAAAGCGCAGGGGCAGCGTGCTGAAAAGAGTTTGGCAGCTGCCCTTTATGCTGAAGGCGAGCGCATTATGGCAGAGGCGAAGAGGCTCTGCCCTGTTGATACCGGGACTTTGAGAAGTACGGGCCACGTTCAAAAGCCTGTAATAAGGCGGGGCTCGATTGAGGTTACTTTGGGCTTCGGTGGGCCTGCTGCGCCCTATGCTGTGTTCGTGCATGAGAACCTCAACGTGCATCACACGGTCGGGCAGGCGAAGTACCTTGAGAAGCCCTTAAACGATGCGGCGAGGGGTTTTGCTGAAAGGCTTGCAGCGGAAGTGAGGCGGAGGTCTTAAATGATGGAGGTGTCCTGATGCAGTTCAATCCTGCGGTGCAGATAGCCGAGCTGGTTCATTCGCTGGGCATCGCGGAGCTGGGGAAGAGCCTTTGGGTGGGGCTTGTGCGCCCTGTGAGCAGCACCGTTCCGGCTGAAGCGGTGTTTGTGATGGGTACAGATGGGCTTCCTCCTGACCGCTTCTTTGCCCAGCAGGATGAAGTGAGGCATCCGACGATCATGATTAGGATACGCTCCCCTGACTACAACTCAGGGTATGAGCTCGCAAGGAAGGTCTACGATGCCGTGCAGAGCTCACGGCCTCCGGGGATAAAAGATGTGTCCTGCAGGCAGTCTGAACCGATCTATCTTGGGCAGGACAACAACGCCCATCACGGATGGTCGCTAAACTTCGATCTGTTTTACCAGGAGTGATGCCTGTGCAGGACGTTAAGCAGATTGAGGACGTTATTTCGGTGCTCAAAAAGCTTCAGAGGGAGACTAGGCAGTCTATAAAGGCTTTGAGGGAGTATCAAGAGCTTAAGAAAGGGGAGAGAAAGAATGGCATATCCGGGCAAGCACGCCGGGGTGTTCATAGACAACAATCTCGTGGCGGAAATCAATGATGCGACTTTCACCATCAACGGCGAGATTGTAGATATTAGCTCCTTTGACAGCGGGGGCTGGCGCGAGAGGCTTTTAAACCTCCGTGATGCGACGATCTCCATCTCCGGCTTCTATGCCGATGGGGATACAGACGGCCAGGTGGCTCTTCGGACGGCCATCTTAACGCAGGCTCTTGTCGAGGACGTTAAAGTGCTCGCAGATGTCAACGTGGCCACTTCTGGCTTCATCTGCGATGCCTATGTCGAGACGTTTGAAATCAATGCGGCGGTCGAGGGAGCCGTAACGGTCTCAATTACCCTCCAATCCAGCGGCCCAATCGCGGTGTCGAGCTGATGATCTTCGGGCCCATGAAAGGGGGGATAGCGCATGGCAAAACCCGGCAAGCACGCGCGGGTGATGATCATGTCTACGACCAGCACGCCGTTCACCGATGAGGCCACTACCCCTGATGCCACTTTCACCATCTACACGATAGACGACCGCACAATGCGGTACTGGGATAGGGATACGCCTGTTGTGGTGGAACGAAACGGAACACCTGTCCCAGCGAATGAGTACCGCGTGCAGTATGCAGGCGGCAGGATTCACTTCTACGAGCCGCAGGAAGAAGAGGACGAAATCACCGTCTCAGGCGCGTTCGTCTCTGTTGTAGTGGCCGCAGAGTGCCGTGAGTTTACTATCTCCATCGGGCGTGAGATGGTTGACGTCACGGTCTTTGAATCGGACGGCTGGCGGGATAGGCTCTCCGGCATCGGCGGTGTAACTGGCACTATTTCAGGCTTCTACAACATCAATAACCTCTTCACGGAAAGGCTCCTGCAGCAGAAGCCGCTGGTTTTGGAGTTCTGGACGAGCAAAGACGATCCAGAGTTCTTTGCTGTCTATGCGGTGCTTGAATCCCAGGAGCTCTCGGCTGCGGTCGAGGGTGCTGTCGAAACTAGTGTCGGCTGGCAGAGCGACGGCGAGCTCTTGATCGAGCAGGAAGTAACACCTTAAAGGCAAAACCGAGCATGTAGAGGGGGAGACTTATGTCTGATGAGAAAAAGGTCGAACAGAAGGGCTCGCAGGCGAGAGACTTCTTTCTGACGGGCCTTAACCGCTTCAAACAGGAAGTGGTGGAGATAAACCAGGACGGTAAAGCCTTAAAGGTCTTAATCAAAGAGCCAAACGCGAGGCAGCGGGGCGAAATCTTCAAGGCTGCGACGAAGATCAAGAAGTCCGGCGATGCTGAGATTGACCACGCAGAGCTGCAGGTGTGGGCTGTGATCTTCTGCGCCTACGATGCACAGACAGGGGAAGCTCTCTTTGAGCCGGCGCACCATGATGTGCTCCTGTCTCTGCCGACGAGCGTCTTTGATCTCTTGGCTAAGCCTGCAATGGCTATGCTGGGCGAAAATCCGGAGGAAGTTGCGGGAAACTGACGGAGAATCCCGAGATGCTCTTCAAATACCAGCTTGGAGAGGTCTTGGGAAAGACAATCGGGGAAATAGAAGCTATGCCGGCATCTGAATTCACAGGATGGGCCGGCTATTTTCTTTTCAAGGAGAGGGAGAGGGCAAAGCAGGAAGCTATCGCAAAAGCTAAAGCCCGTGCCAAAGGTTCCGGCAGGGTATTCGGCGGGAGAGGGGGGTTTTAGATGGCTGCCAATGTCGGCACTTTAACCGCTAACCTAGTGGCGCAGACAACGACATTTACACGGAATATCGCTCAGGCGCAGAAGGCAGTTGAGGCGTTCAACAAGCGGATGGAGAGCATCCAGAAGGGCTTAAACAACGTCTCTAAGCTGGGGCAAAAAGCAGGGCTCGCCCTTGCTGGCTTAGCTGGGGCGATTACGATCGGGGTCAAAAACGCTGCCGAGTACGGTACGCAGATTACCCAGCTTTCGGCGCAGACGGGGCTTACAGCCCAGGCCCTGCAGGAGATGGAGTACGTTTCGAAGCTGGTAGGCTTCGAGTTCGGAAGCCTCTCGCAGATGACTACCTCCCTTTCGCAGAAGGTGCTTGAAGCAGGGGCTTCCGGCGGGCAGGCGGCAGCCGTCTTTAAGCGGCTTGGCATCTCTGTCCGGGACAGCCAGGGCAACCTCCGCAGCATGTCGGACCTCTTCGATGAAACGATAATGAGCCTCTCCCGCCTTGACAACGCGGTTGAGCGCAATGCTCTCGCCGTGAAGATATTCGGCGAGCAGGGAAAGAGCCTCATACCTCTCCTTGAGGCAGGGCAGGACGAGATTAACAGGATGCGCCGTGAAGCCCGGGATTTGGGCTTCGTGATGGGAGATACAGCTACGCGCGACTTGGCCAACTTTCACCGCGAAGTGCAGATGGTTGGGGCAAGGGCTACCGCTGCAGGGCGGGAAATCCTTGCTCAGTTCCTTCCTGCCTTTCGCGTAGTCTTAGACTGGGTAAACCGGGGAATCTCGTGGTTTAGGAACCTCTCTGATGAACAGAGGGACAACATAAAGCGGTGGACTGCGCTTGCAGGTACTATCCTGGGGCTTGTGGCAGTTATCGGGCTGCTTGCGAAGGCGGGAGCAGGCATTATCGCGGTCTTTAAGACAGTCGGAAGCGTATTCCTTGGGATTAAGGGCATCATCGGTGCTGTTGCTGCTTTCTTCGGCGGTTTTTCGGCGGCAACCCTTCTCGGGATAGGGCTCCTGGTAGCAGGCGTTGTCGGGCTTTACCTTGCATGGAAGAACAACTGGTTCGGTATCAGAGACGTCGTGACGGATGTCTGGGAGAAGTACATCAAGCCGATCATTGACGTTGTGCTGAAGTGGGGCAAAGAGACCCTTGAGACCGTCTGGAATTGGTCCATCGAGGCTCTGGGGACCTTCTGGGAGTGGCTCAAAGATGTCGCATGGCCCTGGCTCTACAAAGCAGGGGAAACTGCCTGGGCCTGGACGATAGATGTCCTCGGGGATTTCTTCACCTGGCTTAAGGATGTAGCTTGGCCCTGGCTCTACAAGGCAGGGAGCACAGCCTGGGAGTGGACGGTAGATGTCCTGGGGGATTTCTTCGCTTGGCTTAAGGATGTGGCTTGGCCGTGGCTGTATAAGGCCGGAAGCACGGCCTGGGAATGGACGATAGACATC